CGACGGCCTTCGGAGCGGCCGCGACGCCGGCACCCTCGATGAGGTTGGCCGCGATCTCCAGATGGTGGCCCAGGCCAGCCCCCGACGGAACCGCGACCACCTGGTAGGTGCCCTGCGGCAGGTCGACGCGCATCGGGCAGTCGTCGGGTTCGTGGACGATGGAGTCGGCCGTGGTCAGGTCCTGGGGGAACAGGTAGATCGTGTGGTCCGACACCGCGGCGCCGGCCTGCGAGACGAGGGCCATCTCACGTGCGGACCTCGGCTGGATGGCCGCAGGCACGTCGAGCGCGATGGTGACGGGGGTGACGATCGGCTGGCCGTAATCGTCAAGGGCGCCTTCCGTCTGGCGGACGATCTGGACGCGATGGGTGAGCAGCGCGCCGAGGCTCACAGCACGACCATCCCCGGACCCTGGACCAGTCGGGACAGGATGTCCGCCCGCGATGCCGAGGCGGCGCTGTTGCCATACGACTCGCTCCATGCACCGATGGTGCGCGACGAGACACCGGGCGTGGCGGCGAGGTCCATGCGCACGAGGTCGAGCTGGACGCCTTCGCGCAGCGCGGTGTCGGAGACGGGCGTGTAGGTGACCTGCACCCTGCCCGACCAGGCACCCCGCGGGTTCGTTCCACCCGCCAGGCGGTGCAGGACGTAGCCCCCGACGGTGAAGCGATGGTCATCGGAAGCAAGGATGAGCGGCGAGCCGTCCGGGTCCTCTGTGACGCTCGTGATCGAGACGATGGGCCGGGACAGGACAAGCCCAGGGTAGCCACCCTCGCACAGCTCCGTGACCGGACCGGACACGCCTGCCACCCGCTCGATCTCGGCCTCTGCCTGGTCGAGGAGCAGTTGCAGATAGGCGTCCGCGTCCGTGCCCGCGGCATACGCCACGAACGCACGGAGTCGTGCGAGGGTGAGGATCATCGCTTGCGAGCCTTGGGCTCGGCTCCGGGTACCGGATCGGAATCGGGGGTCGGCTCCATCGGTGCTGCCTCCTTGCTCGTGAGCCCCAGCCGGGAGGCTGTGGTCTCGTCCACCTCATCGCCCGCGACGCCCAGGAGGAACGCCGCTTGTGGCGAGTCCTCCGAAACGATCGCGGAGCGGTCAGCGTCGACGTAGGTGCGTCCGATCAGGACGTGGTTCATGGCGTGACGATTCCTGCCGTACGGAGCTTGGCGAGCAGGTCGTTCAGCTTCGCCCGGTCAGCCGCCAGGTCGACCCTGATGGCGTTCACCGTGACCTTCATCTCGGCCACGGTGGCGATGAGGGCGTCCCGGTTGTTTGCCGTGTCATAGGCGCCCGCAGTGGCACCGGTGCCGCCCGCGGGTGTCGTCCCCGCCACGGCAGCCGAGGTGACGGCTCCGAGGTCCGCGACGGCCGCCGTCGGGACGGCCGAGGCGAGCGTGGTCAGCTCCGTGTTGATGCCCGAGACGTCGGTCGATACCCATGTGGGTGCGACGGCCGTCCCGGTGTTCATGTACATGACGCCGTTGGTGCGGTCGTAGTAGACGCTGCCCGCGGCGGTCCCCCGTCCGGTGGCGTCGACCCCCGGTGTGGTGGTCGCGACCGCGACGGTGCCCGACGCGGATGCGGCACCGGTGGACTGGAGGAACTCGGAGCCCACCATGAGCGCCACGTCCCGTTTGCCGTTCTGCGCGACGAACGTGACGGTGAGCGTTCCCACGCCGAGCGTCATCGTGCCGACCGCCGTGGTGACACCGCCGGACCCGATGTTCGGCAGCGCCTCCAGGGCCGCGTCGACGTTGTCACGCAGCGTGTTGTTCGTCGCGCTCCATGCGATCGCGGCCGTCCTCCACCCGTCATACGTCAGGCGGAAGGTCGAGCCTGCTTCTGGAGCGCCACCGATCGTGATGGTCTGGATCTCATCGGTGCCGTTGACAGGAGCCCCTGCGCCACCCAGGCGTGGCGGGGAGCCCCCTTCGATGATCGTGCCGCCGGTGATGACGGACATGGCCTAGATCCCCGTGATGGTGCAGAACGCCGCCGGGCGGAAGACCACGAGCGCGAGACGCTCCTCCAGCAGGATCGTCCGCTGGTTATGCGTGAACTGCTCGTTGATCCAACCCACCGACAGGGCGATGTCAGACCGGCGGAAGATCTGCGCACCAGCGCGGAAGCTCCCGACGAGACCGGTGTTTTCCAGCATCTGGCTGGTCTGAAGCACGTTGATGCCCCAGATGCGCTCCGGCCCGGCGTCGGCCGGGCTGCCCCAGATGTAGATGCCGTCCACCGTGCGCAGGAGGCGCACGTCCTGCCAGTCGTTCGGGTGGAAGACGCCCGCGGTCGGCTCGAAGAACGAGTTGACCCGGATCTTCGTCATCGCCTTGTAGACCGCATCCGGCGTCGGATCGGCGCCCTTGGCCTGCGTCTGGACGTTGGCCGTGTTGAGGATGCCGCGGAGGTTCGGGGGTGCCCCGTCGCCGCGCAGGAGCTGGAGGTTCTCGCGCAGTTGGACGAAGGTCCGCAGCCGCGTGTCGATGTACGACTCGACCATCGGGACATCCTCGAGGGCCTCATCGGTCACCGGGAGCCAGGTGGCGATCTTGCGCACGGCGCTCGTCTGCTCGGTCAGACCGAGGGCCGACTCACCCTTGGCGCCGCTCTCGGCGACCTCGGCAGCACCGCTTGTGGAGGTCGTCTCCAGCATGTACGGGACGGCGTTGCTCGACGTGCGGCCCTGGGGCATGAGCGAGGCGACCGACACGACCTCGGAGCCCGGGATGATGGCGTCCGGCAGGCGCATCGCCTGAGGTGCCCAGCCCGTCGTGGTCACGCTGTCGAAGACGGCCTTGATGCCACGGGCGGCGACGCCCTTGCCGTACTGCGCCTCAAGGTCGATCTCGAAGACGTCGGACGACTTCATGCCGGGCTTCCAGGCCTTGAACGCATCCGACTCGACGAACAGCTCGCCGAGCGTCTTGGAAGAAGCGGGGGCCTTGCCCTCGATGTCCGCCTGGTCGATGATCGGGCTGGTGATGCGCTTCGTCCGCGACATGCGCTTCAGCTCGGCATCGTTGCCGGACGCCATCGTCTCGACGTCCTGCGCCGTCTCGTATTCCTTGGCCTTCGCGGTGATGTCGTCGTTGCGCTTGCGCGCCTCGGCCACCTGCTCCGCGCTCAGGGCCGGGGTGCCGTCCTCGGCCTTGTGGTCGGTGAAGAACTTGGCCTGCGTCTCGCGCAGGTCTCGCAGCTCGGTTCCGAGCTGTGCGACGGTCGCCATGGGTTGCCTCCCGCGAGTAGGGATGTCCCCGCGGATCTGCCTCCACTCGCACTCGGGCAGATGGGGTGTCGGTTCAGACGATGACGCCGGCGATCCTGGCCTCGATGGCCGCGAACTCGGCGAGCACTGCGGTCGCGGACTTCGCCGCTTCCGGGTCGGTCTCTCGGAGGAGCCTGCGGATCTCGTCGCTCGATGCGGCGAGGGCGTCCAGCTGCCCCAGGTAGGAGGTGAGCAGATCCCGGTTGGCTGCGGACAGGACCCGACCGACCTTGTCGCGGGAGATGGCGCGCTCACCGGTTCGCTGCACGAAGGCCGAGAGGTCAGCTAGCACCCGCTGTCCGTGTTCGGTATAGGACCCGTGCTCCAGGCCCGACTTCGTGGCGGCCCCGTCATCGAGCGCTGTCACCAGCGCCGAGAGGGACTCAGGCACCTCCATGATAGACGCCAGGTGCAAGAGGACATCCGACGACTTGACCGCGTAGATGACGGCCGTCGGGTTGGCCGCCGTGGGGGTTGCCGACAGCTCGACCCACGGCCAGCGGTCGATGTGGCCGCTCTTGCCGACCTTGACCAGATGCGGCATGGCGCCCGAGCTGAAGGCGAGTGCGTCCTGCTCGATGAGCTTGCCGACCGCGGCGCGATAGCGGTGGTTCTTGTCGAGCTGCGCCCGGACCCAGACACCATCGTCGGTGACCTCCGCCTGGACCTGTCGACCGATGACGGACGTCTTGACCGCGTCGTCGGTGCCGTGGTGGTAGAGCACGGGCCGTTCGCTGAACCAGTCAAGGCACAGGTCCGTGTCCTTGGAGAACATCTCGCCGTCGAGGTCCCGGCCTCCCGTGAGCGGGCCACCGAACGGGATGGCCAGACCCTCGATCATGTCCGGGTCGTCCTTGACGAACTTGATGGCCTTGTCCGGGTGTCCCATGGCGCCTGCCTCCATGCAGCTCTTGGCGGCCATCTCCGCGGTGGCGAAGGCTCGGCCCTCGTCGCCGTGACGGTCGAACGTGTCGTTCCATGTCGTCCGCCAGATCCAAAGACAGTGCCCCTTGAAGCGGTCGCGCACATCGGACGGCGCGTCGGCGTTGGTGGCGTAGCTCATACGGGCACCTCACCCTGCTGGATCATGCCGGGGTCTGGCATCGTCGGCATCGGTCGAGCGTCGGCGACCGCGATGGTGCGCACGACGGGGTTGCCCGAGGCATCCATGCTGCCTTCGGCCGCGAAGTTGAGGGGTCGCAGGTACTCGTCGCCGCCGGGGTCGGTCCGAGGCTCCTGGTTCTCCAGGCGCAGGATCCGGTTCGGCGAGTAGATGCCCATGTCCCGGCCCAGCTTGTACGCCGCGAACCGGGTGGCGGTGTCTCCGCGCAGCATCGCGTCCCGGGTGTGCTCGGAGGTGACGCCGGTATCCCACAGGAGCTGGGTGTCATAGGACTGTTCCCAGTTGACCAGCCAGTCATCCATCGTGTAGAGGAAGAAGCCCAGCGTCTGCTGCTCGATACCGGTCCCCCAGGACGTGCTTCGGTCGGTCAGGCCGACCATGTGCGGCGGCACCCCGAACCAGGTGGCGAACTCGCCGAGCTCGTGGTCCTTCGTCTGGATGAACTGGGCGTCCTCGGGTGGGAAGCCGACATCCTGGAAGTCAGCCCCCTCCTCGAGCAGGATGGTCTTGCCGGCGTTGCCGGATCCGCGGAGCCGATCGAACTGGGCCGTGAGGCGTTCGATCGCGGGATTGGTCATCGTCTTTGGGTGCTTGACGACGACCGCCGGGCGCGCGCCGTTCCGGAAGAACGAGGACCCGTACTCCCGAGCGGCGCTGAAGGACCCCAGCGTCTCGCGCATCAGGGTCAGGGGAGGCTTGCCCACCAGCCCGTCGAAGCTCAGGCCCGGAACGTGGAAGACCTGGTCCTGCGTCATCCGGACGACCTCGCCGTCAGCGTTGCGGTAGTAGTAGACGCGAGCTCCGCCCTCCCATGCGACCTTCTGCATCCGGTCGGGGCGCATCGTCTCCAAGGCGACCAGCTCGCCGTATCCATTCCGGACCTGTTCGCTGTAGCCGTTGCCCCACGTCAGGAGGTGGAGCATCGTCGTCTTGCGCCACGTGTAGCTGGTCATGGACTCGTTGGGGCGCCGGTGCAGGATCGGGTACTCGGGTCGGTCGGTCGCGCGTTCCCGGCCCGCGTCATCCGGAAGGTCCCGGTAGAGCTGGAGCGGCAGCTTGGCGAGCGTGCCGCCCACGAGGTTGATGCAGCGCCAGATGACGCTGACCGTCATCGCGGAATCGGTGGACACGTCGTGGCCGGTCGTCGCTCGGCCCAGGTAACCGGACGGTGGTGACGCCCAGCCCGGCATGATGTCGAAGCTTCCCGTCTTGAGTCCTCTGACCAGCGCGCCCATCATCCGACCCTCAGTGCATAGGCCATGAGCGAGACGCCGAGGATGACGAGCGCCATCGCGGGATGGATGAGCCAGGCCATCCCGAGCGAGAGAAGCATGACCCCCACGACCAGCATGACGTCGAGACGGTCCACGGGCCACGCCCGGGTGAGCCGCTCCGGGGGCTCCATCTCGGTCTCGGTCATGCCGGCCATGCTCACAGCTCGATGGCCCCGCGGTCGGCATAGACGGAGCTGTCGTCCTCGTGGCGTTGGGCACGGTCGAGGGCCAGGGCGAGCGCGATGGCCGCGTCGATCTTGCCCCGCGACTTCGACTTGGCGAGCGTGAAGCCTCGGTCGTTGGACCGAGCGACGGCGTTGAGGACCTGGGCGGCGAAGGACTGGTCGCCATCGTGGGTCACCTGGCGGTGGACGATGGCCTCGTACAGGCCGCCGACGGCCATGGTCATGCGGTCGACCGACTGGGGCAGCTCCATCATCGGCAACCCCTCATCGAGGAGCATCTTTGCCGGCACGTCGAAGAAGCGCGGGTCGAAGCTGACGGCCTCGACCGAATACGCCGCATCGAGGTCCCGGATGTGCTGCATGACGTCCGTCACGTCCACCGGCCGATCCGGGGTCGGCGTCCAGATGCGGCAGACCGCGTGATAGCGCCCGTCGGGACGCCGCTGGATGGCGACCACGGCGCTGGTGTCCCTCTTCAGCGCGATGTCCACACCGACCCACGTGGGCGCTCCCTCCACGAACCCATAGGGGTTTGTCAGGCCCTCCCACAGTGCAGCGCCGTCCGCGCCCAGCCAGGCGTCCACGCCATCGACCCACTGGCCCAGGCGGAAGGTCCGGAAGTGCCCCTCGGGCGTGATGCCGAGGTCCGTCTCCAGTGCCGACATGCGCAGGAACCCGGCCCGGATCGCAGGGTTCGCCTTGCGCCATGCCTGCCGGTCATCGAGCGCGCACCCCTCCGGCGCCGCGTGCTCGCGGAACACGAACCCGGGCAGGTCGCCACCCTCCCTGACCAGCCGGCGCAGGAACCACAGGGCGTTGTCCCGGTCTGTCCCGGGAGTCCCGAGACCGACCGACAGGGACCGCTCGCGCTTGCCCGACGCCAGCCGCAGGCTGTCCCACGAGTCCTGCGGCTGGAACCCGATCTCGTCCACGATGGCCAGGCTGGCGTCGAGCCCTTGGATGCCCTCCGGCTGGTTCGACATCGGGAACATCTCGCCACCGTTGAACGGCGCGACGATGCGTGGCTGGGCGAACCCCGTGAAGATCAGCGACCGGCGCAGCAGCTCGGGCTCGGCCCTGACCATGGCCGCCGCGACGCCGTAGCACGAACGGACGGCCTGGGTGATCGTGGTTGCGATGATCGGCACCTGGGGCGAGCCCGTCGCGTCATCGTCGAACAGCGCCCACGTGGCGAGCGCACCGCCAAGCGAGGACTTCCCATTGCCCCGGGGTGTGGACAGCACGGCCGCGTCGATGCCGTCCGCGAGCGCCTCCTCGAGGAACTCCTTCTGGAAGCCGGCGAGCTTCATCGGCTGGCCGTGGCCCTTGCCCTTGGGCGCCCGGCAGTACGTCTCCATGAACCGGATGGCGCGGCCGTGGCGGGTCCGGATGCGCCACGACCTCCAGGGGCCTGGCGTGGCGATGGCGACGCGCTTGGCCGCGTTCCCCTCGGGGTTGCGCATCAGCGTGGCCGCTCTGTAGGGGCAAGAACTGC